ACGCTGAGCTTCTCAGGCGTACCTGGTCTGGCGTCTGTCGGCTGGATGGCCTCCAGCCTCGCGGCGACGTCGAGCCGGATAGCAGTGATGGAGTCAATCGCCCGTGTGCAGGCGTCGTACAGAATGGTTTCGTCGTACCGGGCAGCTCGAGCGACGTACTCAATTCCGCAGGCGTCTGAAAACTGATTGCTACCACCGGCGCTGTGCGGCGAGCAGTAGAGGACGATACAGGCCCGCGCTCGTGCCACCTCCATGGCGAGTTGTGTCAGACTCTTGCGCAGCGGTGCTGGTGTGCCCCGCCGGTATCTAGGCCGTTTGGCGACCATGGCTGCCGGTGTAGCAAATCCGTCAAGCGCGGCGCGATGCAGCGACATCGCGAATAGCTTCGCGTAGCAACTGCCGGCCTTCGGGCGTTGAGGCAAACCACAGATTGGCAAACTCGACGGCGACGACATCCACCAGGAGCGACAGCGCCTGCATGGTGTTACGGTCGCACCCGTGAATGGCCTCCAGCGTCTCTCGGACGCGAGCGGAAATGACAGCGAGCCCGTCGAGTGCGTCTTTGGCGGCCGCTGCCGAGGCACCACGGATGGCAATCGAGGTCATGTGCCTGGTAGGCCAGGCCCGCATGACCTCGTCGGCGATGTCGCCGCACACGCGAGGAAACTGGCGGCCGTGCTCGCCCAGCCGCGAGGTGATAGCCTCGTGCACGGCCTCACGAGCCGCCGCTGTGCCGCCCACGAGTCACCTCGTGCCCGCAGGCGTCGACGGTGAGACAGTCGCAGGCGGCACAGCAGGGGCCTTGCACCGGCAAGACGCCGGGCAAGGGCAAGGCGTACGGTGGCCGTCACCATGGACGATATAGCCACGCCCGCCGCAGTCAGTGCAGCAGCCGGGCTTGGGAGGCTCTGGCTTGGGCTGTGGCGCCTGCTCAGTGGCGAATGTGGCGTAGGCCACCGAGACTGCCGCAGAGGCTCTGGGGGCCTCCAGGCTCATCTCCGCAGGGTCAGCGGACAGCCACGTTAGCCAGGCCAGAATCGTGCGCCACATATCACCAGCCCTCACGATGATTGAGCACCCTGTGGCCGTCCTCGTCTACGCGAGCGTGCACGAATTGCTGCGTTTCCGGCGGAGGCGGCTCGACAAACATCATCGCCCACAACCCAAACTTCGCGACGCGAATTAGAAATTTGAGCACCGGCCTTTCGGGCTTGGGCTTGATTGGCGAAGACGGCGACGTGGCCGCCCACCATCCGAGAGCCAGCCCGACGACGCCTGCCAGGACGAGAATCCGAATATCACGTTGCCGGCGAGCGACCTCCGGCGGCATGGGGGTGGCAACAGCCTCAGACATTGCTCGCCCTCCACCATTCCAGGGCGTAGACCAGGGCGACGGCACCGACGACCGAGCCAACAAACCCGGCCGGACCTTCGCCAAACGGCAGACCGCCGAGCACGCTACCAGCCACGCCTAGGCCGATTGCCGGCAGCCAGCCCTCGTTCACCTTGCCGGGCATCAGCGCCTTCGCGATGCCTCCGACGATCGACCCGAAAATCGCCCATGTGAGAATCGAGAACATCGAGCACTCCTAGAGAGCCAGTGCACCGGCGACCGTCGCCGGCTGCGGTTGTTTTTGCTTGGCCGGCTGCATCCAGCCGCCATGGTCCAGGTCCCGATAGCGGAAGCCGTCGGTGTCGCCGATCGCCCAGGCGTCCTCGAGCATCCGCTCTACAACGCTGCGGCGCGCCCAGAACGAGCCATCGGGCTGGTCGGCGGGCCACCGGTTTTCCTTTGGCCCAATCCAATTCGGCCCCCAGCTATTGAGCACCAGTACGCAATCGTCAGGCGACCCGTTCTTTCGGTGGCGCACTGAAATCGCCACCATCTGGTGCATCCAGACGCCGCCGGCCTCGGCGATACCGTCCTTGTTGCGCGTGGACTGGAAACCCTGCGAGCTTGCCAGCGTCACCGGGTAGCCGGATTCGATTGCGGCAGCAAGCTCGTCCCAGGTGCGGACGGCGACCACGTACTTGCACGGGTGCCGCTTCGCAAGCGTGTCCATGACGCCCTTATCACCTGGTCCACCGCAGCCATACGCGCCCCATTGCTTGGCTCGCTCGCCGCTGTAGGTGGTCAGGTCGTAGCCGTTGACCGTCTCGCGGTAGATCACGCCAAAGTCGCGCAGGAACTTGGCGGCGCCGTAGCCCGTAGCACCATCGCTGAATCCGCCGTACGGCTGGGCACCGTCTCCAGGCTTGCCACGCGCCTCGACTCGAGCTCCGCCGTAGATGGCCTCCGTAGCCGGCATCAGTGGTGGCTCCGGCAGTTTGCCGATAGCCCAGGCGACGGCGTCCTGGCAATACACGGCGTGCATCGCACCCCACGAGACGCAGTCGCCTATCGCCTGCCGGCCGACGACGAACGGTTTGCCGTAGCGGGCCTGGTGGGCGCGGTCCATGTAGCGGTAGAGAAACGTATCGACGCCACGGGCCTTGTCCATCGCGTCGGCGCCGGCCTGACTGAAAAACTTCTCGTTGCCGAGCGTCGCCAAGAACGCTCTCGTCCCGGCCGGGTCTGGCGTGTAGCCGTACCGCTCAACGGCATCGACTGCCCGATTAGTGATGCGCTCCGCCAAGGCGCCGAGCACGGACGCCACGACGACAAATGCGACGGCAGACCATGACCAGCGTTGGACGCGGCTCACTTAATGGCCTCCTCGCACGCCTGCGACAGGTCGCGGTACGCCTGCACCCATGCCTTGCGGCTTTCAGGCGTCACCGGGCCGCCGCTGGTGCCGACGGCCTGGTCAAGGAAGCCATGCACAGCGTCGCGCACTGCAGGCTGTCTGGCGCCCAGACTCTCGCCACGCATCCGCGCCTCGCGAGCCGCGATCCGCAAGTCGTCAAACGCCACGCCCGTCCGCAGCCTTGGCCCATCCTTGCGCTGACCGTCCTGCTCAAGGCAGTCGGCGAGCTCGCCGAGGAGCGCGGCGAACATCGCAGCATCGGTTGCCGCCGACGGGCCGACGAACTTGCCACGCAGAGAAAAGGCGTCGGGGGGCACAGGCGCAGGGGCGGGGGCCGGAGATTGACCACGCCCCGCGTAACTGACTACCGCAGCCAGGAGTAGGCCGGCAGCGGCGACATGCTTCGGGGCGACGCCAGCGAAGGGCTTGGTGGCCAGCCACGCTTTGGCGCGGTCGGTCGCGGCCTGACCAAAGAACAGCCACGCAGCACATGCAAGAAACGCAGCAGTAATCACTTGGACCTCACCATCGGGAGAAGAGATTCAATCACGCCACCGGCGAGCGCCAGCACGAGCGCCCGGATGGCCGGACGGGCGATGATGTAGACCGGCCACGCCACCAGCGGTACGCAGCGGTCGGCCACCGTGTCGAAGAGCGCCGCAGCAGCGACCAGCGCCAGATCCTTTTTCTCGGCGCCGGTCATGGTGGCGATGTCGTCGAGCGTTGCGACTGCCAGCCGCATGAGGGCCGTCAGCAGCTCGCCAAACTCAGACCAATTGAGACCGTCCGACGCGGCAAGCTTGGCCGTCGCGATGTATGCCTTGACCTGCTCGGACAAGTTGTCGAACGCGGCGGCCGCGCTCAGAGGGGCTTCAGAAATCATGACTTAACTCCTGCCAGGTAGAGGTCGCATGTGGCGTTTGCGGCTGCGGTGAACGTCAGCACCTTGCTCGAGGCTGACGTGGCCCACCCCGTGCCGTTGACGGCGTACAACACGCCAGAGGGGCCAATCGTCTCGGAGTCGGCCGACCGGCCTGCCCAGCGGTCAGTCACGCTTCCTCCGAGCGTCACGGCCGCCGTAGCCGACTTGTTGACGACCAGCAGCGCCTTGACGCTGGCGAGAGACAGAGTGCCAGTGCCGCCGAACACGGACAGCGGCAACGCACGCAGGTCGATTGACGTCGTCTGGTTCGCCGTGATCGAGACGACGCCTTTCCAGTAGCCGTTGGCCTGGCCGGCGCCGGTGCCGTTGGTCAGGGTAAACGTCAGCGACGGAGAGACCGTGTCGACGACTTCAATTACGTCCAAGGCATCCACCCAGCGGGGAGTGACGCGCAGGGTCGAAGTCAGCGAAAATGTGGCTGCCATCACGCCCCCGCTGCGGTGGAAGTGCCGAGAATGAAAATCGTGTAGCTAATCGCTGCGGCGTTGGGATTCGTGATCTGCAGGTTGCGATTGGCAGACGTGACGACCCACGAGTCCGAGTAGTTGATGGCGTGCCATTCGCTGGCCGGGCCGACGCTCGCGGCGTACACGCCCGTCGGGTTGCCAGGTGCCGAGCCAATCAGCACGCGCCGGCCCGCGACCGTCTCGTTGTTCAACACCCGGACCATCCGCACCTGGTTGAAGACGAACGGCACGGCCACGCCGAACGTCTGTTGCGTCAGGTCCAGGAGGTCGAGCACCTCGGACGTGTTTGCTGGGATCGTCCGCGTGTCAGAAAAGACGAGGTCAGCCTTGCCGGCCGTGGCGCCGTCGCCGATCTCGTAGCTCTTGGAGTAGTTCTGCGACGCGGAGATGCCGCCGACGTCCTGGCCGTTGACGCGGCTGATCTGGAAGATGGTGCGGACCCAGCCGGTCAGCGTGTCGGTGAGCGTCGTGGCCATGCCGCCAGACTAGGGCGGCGGGATGCTGGAACTATGGGC